TGTTGTAATGTCAGAGAATCTTTCACCATACTCACCTCTTGCAGAACCTTTACGGAAAACTTTAGTACCATTAGCCAAGTACTTGTTATCCAAGTATTTGTAGTTCTCATTGTTAACCAACTGTACTGTATAGATGTAACCATCACCAATAGGTAAGATATCTTCAGAAGGAACTACATATAACTCAGCTCCGTTGTATTTGTCATATGTGAAGATATCACCATGTCCAAACTCACGTCTGCTTAATTTAATACGGAAGGTTGTACCTTCAATACCTTTGAAGTTGTTCTCTGGTTCAATATCCTCAAGGATGTAAGGTAAGTCCACAGACACTGGAGTCTGCCACTTATACTCACCACGAGCGTTATCTACCATGATTACATTTTTGCCACCAAATGAAGACATTTGATAAAGCGGCATTTCAACTTTCTGGGACATAGCCCATAAGTCTACTGGACCTAAATCCATAGGTTCAGCATCTTTTAGCATGTTCACCAAGTGGTAAGAATCCACATGAGAACTAGCTTGATACGCGGTATCTCTGAGGAATATACCATTGTTTAAAACTGGAGTTGCCATTTTTATATTTGTTTATTTGTTACTAATTAAAATCTCTTGAACATATTAGCTCTTGGGATTGTTCTTTGTTGAGGTTTTGCGGTCCCTCTTTTTTGTTCTTCAAACTCATCTGTTGATGATGAAGAAGCAAGTTTCCTAGACTCCTCTGTCTTTAATTGTCTTACTGTTTTTTCTACAGCTTGTTTACTACCCTGTTCTCTGATCTTTGCTTCAAATCCATCTGGATCTGCAAGTAACCAAAGTGCTTTAGCAATCAATCCATGATTAGGTTCTATAAACTGATACTTCTCAAGTAAGTGTCCTAACATGTTTGTTTGTTTACCAGAAATTGATGGGTAGTTAGGCTGAACTAATCCTGAGTATAACATACTCTGAATTTTTTTGTCAAGCTTAACCCCACTTAGTTCTCCAGTTACAAGAGTATTATATACACTATCAGTATATGCTTTAGCTTGTTTTTGTTGTTGATCTTTTCTCTGTTCTTGTTCTGCTAATTGATTTGCAACAATTTCTTCTTGCATTCTATCTAGCTTAGGTTTAAACTGATTAGCTTTTTGTCCTAATTTACCAACATCAGACCAATCTTCAATTTCTGATTCAATCTCATCAGGTGTACCAAAGTTTGTTGCATAAAGATATTGTCTTGCAATTTCAGCTTGATCATTCTCATCCGCTGGATTTAAAGATCTCATTTCTTCTACATGAGCAAGAGTTCTAAATAAGCTTTTAAGATCTTGGCCACCATCAGCTACATACTTTGCTGCTATTTGTAGTTCTTCTGGAAGAGAGTTAAAGAATTCTTTTGGTGTGTCTTCTCTAACTTTGTTTTCTCTTTCTTGAAAGTTTGCTTCAAATAATTCTCTAAAGTCTTTAGTAGTATATTCTTCTAATGATTTATCATCATCAAATGGAACAAGTGTACCTTCTTCAATCATTTTACTAGCTAATTCAGCAAGACCTGATTTATCTACCTTTGGTCTTCCTTTATTACCAGCATCTTCTTCTTGAAAAATTAAGCCTTCTAGTTCAGCAATAGTTTCATCAACTTCTACTTTCTTTTCAATAGCTTCTTTTTTTTCTTCAGCTGTTGCATTAGGGTTGTCAAAGAACGAAAGATCTGTTGTTTCTTTACTAAATAAAGATTTTGGTTTTTCTGTTGTTTTACCATCAGCTGGTAACATGATGTTTTCTGCACCAGGATTACCAAAGATCTCATCAATATTTACATCTACTTGTTCTACCGTTGTAGAATTTATGACCTCAGTAAGGTCTTTTGTTTCTTCACTCATTGTTGTTGGTTTTTGTTTATACTTTAATATACACAATAAACTTGATAAATTTAAAAGAGTTTATATAATTTTTTGCACTATATAGCTAAGTCTATTTTTTCTTAGCATCTTTATTTGGTTTATCAAACTTATTTTTGTTTTCTCTAGCAATTTGTAATTGTTTATCAGCTATTTCTTTTTGAGCTTGAATCTTCTGTCTGTCAATATCAATCTTTTGACTTTCTCTGTAGTTCTCATTACTTTGCTTTTCTCTTTGTAATTGCATTTGAGATTGATACTGTTCAGTAGATCTTATTTCTTTCATAGCATCTTCATAGTCAGATATCTGATTTTTGTTTACATCCTGCATAGCACCATATCCTGCTGATCTTATCTCAGCTACAGTAATATCTTTTTGTATTAGTTTATCTTGTTTTTCAGCTTCAGCTTGAATCTCCATTTGTTTCTGTTTCTCTTGAGAAGCAATTTGTTCTTGTTGCATTTGTTGTGCTGACTGTTGTTCTTGTTGTTTCATCTGTGTTTGTTTTTCTTCAGATGATTTAAGAGCTGTATTTACTTCAGCAATTGAATCTGCTTGTACAATTTTACCAAGATCATAGATTGATGCTCCACTTGTATTATTAGTCAAGGCCATAGATTTTAACTGTTCTAATACTGCCCTATGATTTGCTGTTGTTGTACAGAAAATATTAAGATCTCTCAGAAGTAAATCTGTTCCATTTACTTGAAAATTAACTTTATCATCAGCACCCGTGATATAACTAAGTCTAGCAGATGGTTTTGTAGAATGATAATATTGAGCTAAGTCAGTTCTCATCTGATGAACTCTTGGCATTAAGTAGTCACAATGTTGAATAAAGAATACTTCTGTTTGAGCATAAGATGATGCAGTAGCTTGTTCCACACCTGTTGCAGTCATTTGTGATAACTGTGCACCCATACGTTGAGGGTTTATTCCTATCACTTCATAAGCTTGTTGTTTAAAATGTTCAGCAAGTTTAATCCTTGACATTAATCTTTCTGTCTGAGATAGATCTAGTTTCTGAAAATGTTGAAAGTTAAGAGCATTCTCCGTATTACTAATACTAGTATCAAGTGGTAACATTTGGAAATTCTTCATAGCTACATATGCTTTAGCTAAGTTACCTTTTCCCCAGTCTTCTCCTAATGAATGTCTTGGTAAAGCATTTTGATCAAGTAAAATAATAGTACCAAGTTCATCAACTAGGATATCCGCAATTTGATTATTTACAATATTGTATCCAATCTGATATGGTTTCATTAAATCAAGTAAAGCAGTTGACTTAGTATTTCTATCTGAGAATACTGCTCCTTCTACAGGTAGTTTACACCCATATAATGTATTGTCTCCTTTAAATTGAAACTTAAGTGGTCCTATATGGTTTTTATCTATACCTAAATATATTGGTGAGAATCCTCCTGGATTATTCATACCCCAGAAAGAAGGAATATTTGGTCCAATTTTTACACCACCCCAAACTTCATTAATCCATATCCAGTCAATGTGTTCACCAAATACAAGATTATCTTTTGCTTTGTTTTTGAAAAGTCTTGTATCATAAATTGGTTTGTCTTCAACTTTATAATCTTCAGTAATTACTTCATTAATAATTTCACCATTATCAGATATTTTAGTTAAGTGTCCTACTTTACGTTGAGACTTCCAATATCCTGTACTTACTCTTAATAAGTATGCCGTACCTTGATCAAAGTAATCTTCTCCCTCAGCCATAATCTGAGCAATAATATCTCCACCCTCTAATACAGAACCATTCATAGCAGAAGTATATTGTCTATATGCTAATGAAGGCATATTAGTATTCCATTCATGAGATTTAGTACCATCATAAAAAGAACCATCATTTTGATAACCCCCAATTGTGTATCCAGCAGAACGGATAGGATATACATTTTCTAGAGCTTCTAACTGCTCTTCAGTCATCATGTAACCAAATCTATCAATAACATCTGATACAGTCATCATATCAATTTTACCTACCCAGTTAGCTTGAGATATATATCTAGCATCTGGAGATTTATGATAGAATGTAATTGGAGGATTCCATAACTCAATTTCATAGTCATCTTCCATCATGCGGAAATGCCAGAACTCTCTATCTGTAATAAGCATGTCTCTGAAACCTCTCTCTTCAAGTTCATCCATTCTAAATCTTTCTACATCTACATGATGCTGATGAACTGCCCATTGTTCTGCCATTGATCTGTAATCTTTCTTAAAGAAAGACTCTATTTCAGGTAAGCTTTTTATTTTATCAGGAGATAATTCTTCTTGTGCTTCTGGAGAGTTTGGATCAAGACCTTGTTCTAGTAATGCTGCCGTAATTTTAACTTGGGCATTTGCCATTAATACTTCTTCTACAGCAGATCTTTTTTGTTCTAGTAATTCATTATATGAATACTCATCAACAGCCCTATATGTAAGTTTAGTTGATCTTTTAGCAAATTCAGCTACTAGAACATTAATAACATTTGGAATAATTGGGTAAAACTTAAGTTCTAATGCTGAAGCATCTTCTTTAGTTAATACTTCTACTATGTCTCTATAGTCATTATCTTCTTCTACAATATAATCAGATTTATCTATTACACCTTTTGCTAACTTATAATTTTTCATAAGTCTGCGGGCATTTCTGCGGATCTGTTTTAATCCATTCCACTCTAACCAGTCTAAGTTCCAAGCTGCCCACTCATCATCTTTATCTTTTTTATTTAAAAATTGAAGCGGTTGGGTAATACTACCCATTCTATTATGAGATGTCTTAGCACCTTTTTTGGCTTGTAACGCGTTGATAATTTGCATATCTGTTATTTAAGGTTTTTAAATGGGGATTTTTTGAATCCCGTTCCATTAGAATAATAGGACTTACCCATATGTCTAAAGGGACTATTATTTAATTTAAACAAATTTTCTGACTTTTGCAAGTTTTTAGCTGCATCATCCATTATTGTTACTGTAGTAAAACCTCTATTAGCTTGTTGTATTCTCATAAAAGCTACTAATGCACAGAAGGCTACCATCCTATCCACATTGACTCCATCAGCATAAGCTTGCATTTCTTTAAGAAGCATTGGATCAGGAATTCTTTCTATGCCATATTTAGTTCTCACAATAGTACCATCTGATTTAGTTTCTACATCTAACTCTTCTTTAGTATATTCTATGGCATAATTAAGAAGATGTTGTTTAAATAAAACACCAGTATTTTTCCAGCCATACTCCTGGAATACATTAGCATTAGCACCTAAGTCTTTTAAAAACATAATTTGACTTTTAGGTACTAGATATTTTTGTTTTTTTCTAGATATCATATACTGAATAAAAAGAGATATGTTATTCTCTATAACAGCCCATGCATTATACCATTCTATAATTAACTCTAATCTTTGATGAGTTTTATTAAGATCATCAAACCTACCACACCATGCAGCAACAATTCTATCTTGCTCTACATAAGTTTCTGTTTCTACACCGGTTACCTTAGTAACTTGTATAGAAGCTTTCATTATATAAATAGAACACAGTGATTCTGAGGTAGTTGTCTTACCCTCAGATACGGGGTCAATAGATGCATAATAGTGTTTAGTAAACTCTGGATTAGGTATAGGTCTTTCCCATACTACAAGACAGCCTGTTTTATCTTCAGTTTTTTTAGTAATTGGAAACTCTCTAATAGGCATTTTATTAGAAGTTTTAACAGCAGGTTTCCCATTTTCATCTGCAAAAATATCTAAGAATTCATATGCATATTCTTTATCTTCTATTCTTCTTTGTTGTGCAGCAAGAAGATGTAGTGGAAATTTAGATACTGTTCTATTTGCAAAAGCTTCTTCAATATTTCTTGGATGCTGAGAAATCCTTAACTGGTATGTTTCAGGATCTAATTCATTTTTCCAAATATCAAATTGTCTATCTAATGCTTCTAATGCTTCTTCTACAAGTGAATTACCATATGGATCAATATGCGGTGGCATAGACCATTGTTCAGGAATAAATAAACCTGATAAACCTATAGTACCTTTATTATCTATTAAATTAGTTTCAACAGCATAAACATCACTATCTGTAGGTTTAAGAATCATTTTTCTTAAAGGCTCACATTGAGACAAATCACCTACAGATCCTGCAGCAATAAACATCCCTGTAGTAATTAAACCTGATCTCATGGCTGGGCGCATGTACTCATATGTAGTATCCATCTTAGGAGCAATACCAGCCTCTTCATGAAAGAAGTATTTAACAGGACCCCCTACACCATTTGTTGGATCTTTTTCAAAAGACATACCTTGCATAGTACCTTTTAAACCCACTTCTGTTTTTCTATCTCCTTTTCTTACTTCAATCTTTTGCTGCCACATTAAGACTTTGTCTGGAGACATTGGACGGTACCATGCAGTATGTTCATTAAGGAAGGCAGCATATTCCGATAAAAACTTCCAAGAACCTTTCTCATTAATATAATCTTTAAGACTAGCTCCCATCTTTAAAGTTACCCCTGATTCAAACCATAACTGGTTAAGTAACTTAGATATGTGAAAATAAGAAGATGCTATCTGACGTTTCTTTAAGATAGCAACATGTTTATATTTTAGTTCAGCAAGTAGTTCATATAGTGCCATGTGATACTGGGCATCTCTAATCTTAGCAAAGTCAAACTTCTGTTGTTCTTTGTCAAAGATTGGTAAGAAGTTTAACCACATGTAATAGTCTCTAGTTAAATACCATTTCTTATTACCATTTATATAAAAGACTCCTTTTCTACATTTATTTTTTTGATCATCCCAGTAATTAATAAAGTCTTTAGATTTAAAGGGAGCAATACAATAAACATTTTGAGTTCTGAATGTTATAGCTTGTTCATTAAATAAATAACTAGTTTCATCAAAATCATATTTACCTGGTTCAGCAAATATTTCTTCTATAGATTTAGAAAATTCTTCTCTAGAATCAAATGATACTGTAGTCCAATTACCATTATCCCAACAGGGTATATCTTGATAGATTTCACTCATGATTAACTATCATAAGATAAACCAATTCCTCCTCTAACTTTACTAGACTGCTCATCTTGAAGGTCTTTGTACACACCCTTGAATGATTGTCTAATACCATCAAAGTCTTTTGCTAATGCTCTTATCTGAGCTATGTTACCATCTTTACCATCTGTAATTTGTGCAGTAGACAAGTAATTAGATATCCTATCAAGTGCTTTTTGCATACCACCATAGGCTCTGGATGTTGGAGTTTCATATAATTTTTCACAGAACTTAAGAGCATTAAATATATCCTCATCTTCTGTTGAGAATTCTCCATCTATTTCTCTTATAATCAGTGATTCTTTTTCTATCTGGGGTGTATGAAAGAAAGGATTCATATCGGGATCAGGGCATGTCATATAAAACAAGTACTGATATATTTTTAAATAATCATCTGGATAATTATCCATTAAATCTTTTAAAGATTTAAGTGTATAACAATGTTCAGTTGGAACTACTGTTCTGTTCTGTACATCAAATAGTCTAATCAGCATCTTTATTTCTTTTTAATATTTTGTTTGTTCTCATGAAGGTAATGAATAAGAGCATGTACTTCTTCTACTAAATAAGGTATTGCCATTGGTATTACTTCTTTTACTATAGGATCTCCATTGTTATCTAACTTTGCAATTGGATAACCCCATTGATCTTCCCTATCTACTTCAAATGTTATATGATGAATATAAATGCTTCCTGGTTTTAATTTAGGATTATGCTTTAATATAATATACATATAAATACTAAGTTGTAAAGCATAGTGATAAAAGTTACAATCATCTAAATTATTTACTGGATGAGACATCTTTTCAGATATTCCTTCCCAGTTAACATAAGATTCTTTTTTTATTTCCTTATTAGTTTTGTAGTCAATAATATTTACTTTACCATTAACTACTTCTACTAAATCTGATTGGCCACAAAGACCAACTGATCTTAAATAGACCATATGTTCTGGATACACACCTGGTTCTAATTTCTGTAATGGAGCTACCTTAACTCCTTCTTTAACTTCTGATGGTTTGAATACAGGTACTGTTATACCTTCTCTTTCCATAGAAGCTAATGCACATAAGTCATCTTCTCTTTGATTATGATACCATGAACCAAGAGTAATAGACCTAGTAGATTCATTATTCCAAATATCTTGAATAATCTGAGGTTCAACTCCAGCCCATTTAGATTTTTTATTTTTACTTACTTTCTGAGCTACAGCTTTAGCATCAAAAGGTTTTTTAAAATGGGATACAAGTGTAGTTACACTTATCCATTCAATACCTGTATCTTCTATACTTCTATAGCTGTGATCAGATGCGTTAAATATTATACTCATAACTATGCATTTTCTATAATTGATTCTGCTAATGTTCTTGATGATTCATCTTCAGAGATTAACATCTTCCGGATATTAGTTACTTCATCCTGAGTAAACTTACCTTCCATTTTTAGCATTTTTAATCTTAAACATTTATTATCAAGTTCTAACTTATTTAACCTATCCATAAGATCTGATATTCCAGTTGGTGTGAGTGTAGTTGTTCCCTCTTGTAACTGACTAAAAATACCATTACCATTACTAGGAATAGTATTAATTACTATAGTAGGATCCTGAATTAATGTTCCATCTGCATAATGTTTATTTGGGCCTATATACATAATATTAATTTTTAAGGTTATCTAATTCATCTTCTTCATCTTCAGTAAGTAATGCTTCCCATTTAGGACCATCTGGATGTGGACAAGAAGAAGACAATGATCTAGTCTTAAATGCTAAAGAACATCCACATTCATTGCAACAAGGACCTGTACCTTTAACAGCACATTTTTTTCCTTTAAGTTCACAATTATCACAGATGTCATGTCTCATTCTTGCTATGTCTTCTACAAATTCATCTCTGATAATAGAATTTTTAATTCCTTCAACAATCCCTTTTCTATTCTCCCAGATTGCTTTTAATACTGCTTTCATTTTTGGTTTTTTTAAAATTATCTTTTCTGGTTTCTTCTACTAGCATTTTCTTTTCTAATTCTAGTAATTGTTCAAATTTAACTTCTAAACCTTTTTTATTAAAATAAGCTCCAAAAGTTGATGTATCATGTTCTTGTAATTTTTTTGTTATCTTAAGTATATCATTTTTAACTAACATAGGTTTAGCAACAAAATGACCAAGCCCTTCTAAGTTTACTCTAGGATACTTTAAGTTAGATAGCACACTTCTCAGTTCCTTATAACAAAATTCAATATAAGTTTCTAGCATAGTTTCCTCAAGATTGTTATCTTCTGCTAACTGTTTATATATGCTATTTGCTTTCTTGGGTATCATTTCCTAAAAATTTATAATCTAGCAAAAGTGTCCCTTTTGTTTGTATTTTAATATCTGGATTAATTATAATCAACTTTTTATTGTTAGGGTCTTTAATAACCAGATTATTTTTTTCTGCTTTATTAATACAATTTCTTACAGTTTGAGGTGATTTAAATATCCGGTCTTCATCTGCAGAGGCATCATAACAAAAATGGGTTAGTTCTATAGGTTCATTAAAACTAAGTAAAGTTAAACAGTTTAAATCAGACTCACTCACTGTTATACGGTTAACATAACAATGAGTAAGAATCTGAAACTTAACAACATCCCATTTTGGCATCTTGACACGCTTCTGTACCTGATTTACAAGTGCCATGATTAATTCTTTTTAAGCTTTCTTTTTGCTGTTTCAGGATTAACTCTACCATCCAACTCTAAACCTTCTTCTTCTAAATCTTCATCTAAAGGTGCAGGATTATTTATTTGAAACATAGTTACCGCATACTGATGATCATATTGTAGTCTCTTAAGTTTATTTTCTGAAATTTCAGCTAATAACTTTTCATATTCAGCTTGAGCTTTTAAGTAAGGTAAAGCTTCTTCAAAGAATTGTTTCATCTCTTCTTTTCTAGCTGTTAACTGCTCTGGAGATAAATTCTCCATTTGTTCTTGTTGGTTTTCCATTATTTATATTTTTAAAGTTTATACAAAACTACAAAAAAAGTTTAAATTAAAATAGTTTAAATAAAAAATCCAAGCATATTATATACCTGGATTTCTATAAGTTGTATGTAATTATTATTTTTTCTTAATCATTGTTTTCATTTTGGTTTTAACAGAACCTCCGTTTTTTTGTTTGTCCATCATTTTTTTAATACCTAATCCTGCGGCACCTGCTGCACCTATTCCTAGAATAGTACCTAATACACCACCTCCTTTACCACCACTACCAGAAGATGATCTAAAAGATTTGCTACAACCTCCTTTTTTTCTTCTTTTTCTTCTTTTACCATCGGATGCTACATATTCTTCCATACAGCTATCTTCTGTACTTCCGCCTTCAGCATAACTCTTCATTGATCTAATGATCTGGTTTTTACTATCTATCATGATTATCTATTTTTAAGTGTAAAGTTTAATATTGTTATCATATAAAATGTTCTTGGCACATCTATTTCTAGAGTAAATACATCAAGAGAAGATACTCTTAAACTTAATCTAAATTGCTTTAAGTTTTTCTTCCAGTTTTTCCAATTGTTTCTTGACTTCATTGAGCTAAAGATTTTAACATTTCAATCATCTTAGGCTGTGGTGATATATCACTCTTATCTCTTCTATAGCTGTTGTGAGTGTATACTCCAGCAACACCTGACAAAGCATTCTTAGATACTGACCACATATCAGCTTCATTGTATGTAAGTGAAATACCATACACACCATGCCAATATACTAGCAACTGTCTTACAGATTCTATCTGAGCATCTGTATAAGCATGATAATGAGTGTAACCTTTGTAAGGTTTTTCCAATGTACATACTTGATCTAAGGGCACTTCTCTATTGACATAATTATAAAACTTACCATCCTTTAATTTAAGTGGTCCCCAATTGCATATCTCTATACCTATTGTCATTTTATCTAAGCGTTGGTAAGGTACACCCATAGCTCTGAACACATCAGGCTTGATGCCTAAATGATATGCCCAATTCTTAGAACTGAATGCTTGACAAATCTCACCATCAAATGTATCCTTAGAAAGACCTTTACCTGAGATCACAATA